TGAGGTCAAAGGAATCTATCTGCTCGCGCATACCGACAAGGGTGCTCTGCTTGAGTTCCGAGCCGTAAAGCGGGATTATCGGCAGGACGCCGTTCCAGTTCTCTTCCCCGGCCACCTCGACCTCTCCCGTGGCCTCGACCTTACGTATCGTGATCTTGTAGGCCGTGTATTTATCCCGCTCAGGCGGTATTGCTTCGGGCTGCCTGTCCTTCCGGTATATGAACTTCTTGTAGCCGCGCTCCGTGTAGAGCACGGCGATCAGCGGCTTATCTGCAGCGAGCTGCCAGAATCGGATTCCCGCTCTCACTGCGCCGGTGTCCTCGTCCGGCAGCGGCTTGAACTCGGTGACCGGGAACACATACATCTGGCTGCCGTTCCAGAAGATGAAGCTCCGGCCGTGGATCAGCGCCTTATACGCAGCCTGCTTGATCTTCACATCGGCATTCCTGCCGAGT